CAAGACATGGATTTATTTGTGTTGATAATGAAGTTATCATGTGTGCTCATTATGATTATTGGGTTCCTGCTATGTCTGCTGCATATGTTCTTGGAATGGAATACGATGATTTGGATGGTTCTGCGTTCATCATTCCATCTGAACCAAGAAATTTGTTTTCAAAATCAAACCATCTTAAAGTTGGCATTCGTTGGAGTGGTTCTCCAGAATTTGAAGATGAACAACATCGAAGGTTTCCACCAGAATTGATGATTGGTCTTCACGATATTCCAAATACAACATTTTATTCATTGCAAAGAGACGAAAATCTTGTAGATGGATTACCTTTTGGTGATATGCGTGAACAAATGAAATCTTGGGATGAAACTGCAAACATAATTGCTGGTTGTGATTTGATAATAACATCATGTACATCAGTTGCTCATCTATCCGGGGCTATTGGAAAACCAACATGGGTGGTTACGCCTATCATGCCATATTATACATGGGTTGTTCCGGGAGATACTTCTAATTGGTATGATTCTGTTAAATTATTTAGACAAGAAAGATATGGTGAATGGGATGCTCCATTCATAAAAATTCGTGAAGAACTTACTAAACTCGCAGAAGGATATGGTAAATGATACAACATTATTACTACAAAATTCCAGGTTGGTTTGTTCAAGAAAAACTTTTTACACAAATGGTTTTATCATGTAATGATACTGACGAATATCATTTTGTTGAAGTTGGCAGTTGGAAAGGAAAAAGTTCAATCTATATGGGGGTAGAAATACTTAACAACAAAAAGAAAATTCGTTTTGATTGTGTAGATACATGGTTAGGTTCGGAAGAACATAATGATAAAAAAAATGATTCATACGAACCGCTTTTAGAAATAAAGGATGGTCTTTACAATGAATTTATTAAAAACATTGAACCCATAAAATCTTTCATAAATCCAATCAGAATGAAATCAGTTGATGCATCAAAATTATATGAAGATGAAAGTTTAGATTTTGTTTTCATAGATGCCGCACATGATTACATGAGTATTCGTGATGATATAACAAGTTGGTTTCCAAAAATTAAAAAAGGTGGTTATATTTGTGGAGATGATTATACTTGGCCAGAAATAAAAATGGCAGTTAATGAATTTTTCAAAACAGATAATGATATAATTTCAATTCGTGCTGAGGCATATGGAGGCGCTGAACAAACATGGTTAGTGAAGAAAAATTAAGTATAGATATTGTATTGAGAACACATAGTTTTATAGACATTCATGCAAATCCAACCCCAAGATATTGTGGTGTTGATAAAACAACATTGGTTATTAAATGTGTAAAATCATTGGTTCAGTCTGCAGAACAATATGATGGAAATATTCATTTTGTTTGGTTCGATGATCATTCATCACAAAAACTAATAGATTCATTGCATGAAATTTTCAAAACATCAAGACATAGTTATGAATTTAATCCATTAGAATTACGTGGATGGAACGCATCTGGTCATGCTCAATTCGATAGAGGTCGTTCATCTACTGCAGATTTGGTTTATTTTGTTGAGGATGATTACCTACACTATCCAACATCAATAGTTGAAATGGTTGATGCATATTCAACATTTAAGAAAAATTTAGGATCAGAAGTTGCAATCCATCCATATGATGATCCGGATAATTACATGGCAAAGTTTATAGATGAATCAAGAATTGTTCTTGGTAAAAATAGACATTGGAGAACAAACAAATATGCTACTTTCACTTTTATGTGTAATCCAGAAATTGTCCGTAAATTTTGGAGTAGATTTTACACTTGTGCAACTGAATATATGACCGAATGGGGTGAAGCGAATCAAATTCAAGAGGGAACTACAATAAATCACATTTGGCGTTGGGAAATGACTCTTTTCACCCCAATACCATCACTTGCATTGCATATGGGATATGAAAGACAACTTGATCCGTATATTGATTGGAAAAAACTATGGAATTCGGTTGTGTAATCATATTTATTTGTATGTAAACAAATTTAGGAATGTTTGATGAAATATGCATTAGTAGAAGACGGTGTAGTAAAAGAAAGTAATAGAGTGTTGCCAAGGAATTGGAAAAACATTTCAAATTTTTATTTGTTAGATCAAGAAACATTAAAATCATATGGTTGGTTTCCATATAGATTTGAACCTGCATCTATTCCTGAAAATGGTATTTCTGACGGTAGTTATTATGAAATAACGGAAGAAGAAGTTGTTGAAATACAAACATATAGAATAAAAACGGATTTAGAAATTGAAATTGAATTAGATGGTATGTGGTCTTTTATTCGAGAAAGACGAACTGTAAAATTAAAAGAATGTGATTGGACTCAATTATCAGACAGTCCATTAACTCCTGAAAAAAAAGAAGAATGGCAAATATATCGCCAGGCACTTCGAGACATAACATTACAACCAAATCCATTCAATATAGTTTGGCCAGACGAACCGGAAATATAAAATGAATAACAAAATTCTCAAATTGATAAAAGAAATGAACCTTGACATATTCAATGAAAATGAATTAGTGGACAAGGATATTGTTGTTTTGTATCCTGGTAAATTTCAACCGATGGCAATTTATCATCGTGAAGAATATGAAAGAATTTGCCGTAAGTTTGATAAAGATACTGTTATTATTGTTACAAATGATATTACAGATCCGATAGAAAAACCATTAACTTATGACGAAAAATTTTCAATAATGCGTCGTCATAATGTTAAACATATACAAAAGTCAAATACACCATTTCATGCAACTGATGTTATTGAACAATTTGATGGTGATGCAACAGTTGTAATTTATGCAGTAGATAAAGATGATGTATCAAAATTAAAAGACTACAAAAGACTGATGAAGTGGAATGGTAGTAGTCATTTACCTTACAAAGATATTCAGAATCCATACGTTTATTATATGGTGATTAATCATGTCCGATATGACATTCCATCATTTGGCGAAATGAACTCTAAATCAATTCAAACTGCATTAAGTGATAGAGAGGCAAAATTATCAGAATTAAAATCACGTTTCATTTCTATATTTGGTTGGTTTGACGCTGATATATTCAATATGGTTGTTTCAAAATTTAATACCAAACGTGGTAAAATGAAAGAAAATAAAAAAGATGTAAATGGATTAAGACCATTGCATATGATAACAAGAAAATTTTGGAATAAAGTTTACAACGAAATAATAAAATAAAAGGTTATGTTATGGATATTAAAATTGAAAGTCTTGAAGACGTTAAAAAACTTCTTGTAGGTGAACATGAGAGTCAAAATAAAGTAACAGTTGGTTATACAGAAACAAAAAAAGAAGACTCAATATCAAGACAAGTTGGTGAAAAGTGGTTTGACACTGATGGAAATGAGTGGGAACAGAGAAATGGATATAAAATAAAACTTGGAAAAGAATGGCAACAGGAATTACATGATTACCTAAATTCATTTCCAAATTGTCCAAAAGAAACTTGTACTTGTGGTATGCCAAAAAGACTTGACCAAAAAATGAAAAGTATTCACGGAATGTGTTTTGATTGTGTTGTTGATATGGAACATAAAATTCGTCTCGAAGGAAAATGGGATGAATATGAAAAAAGAAAACTAAAAGAAAACGCATTATCTTGGTTGAAGGAAGCAGAAAGAGACAAAGATATGATTGCTAGTGAGTTATCAAGATTGGAATTTACAAATGATTTTGGTGATAATGAAAAATGGAAAACTCCTTTAAATAAGGAAGAACTTTTGGAAAAAATAGAAAAAGAGTTTGAAGAATTTAGAAATAACTTTATTAAAAAGTTAGAGGAAGATTTGGGAGAAAACATTGAAACCACTTAGTCCTGTTTCAGAAACTTTTAGTGGAATACGAGGTAGGTTATCATCAAAAAGAATGATGATGTTTTTTTCTTTTCTTGTTATGATATTTATGGCAGTATTATCTACTTTTTATGAAAAAAAGATAGAACAATTTATATTCGATGGATTTCTTTACATAGTAGTTGGTAGTCTTTTCTCAGTCGCATCGGAACAATTTGCAACTAAATATAGAAAAATGGAAGGTACTGATTATTATGAAGAATTAGATGATAATGATATAGTCGATGAAAAACCTATTCGTAAACGGAGAAATAGATGAAAAGTATAGTTGTTGAAAGAGCAGTTCCTACAAATAAAAAACTTTACAACAGTATAAAGGCAAGAATTAAGAGAAAGTATAAAGTATGGCCAAGTGCTTATGCATCGGGTGCAGTTGTAAAGGCATATAAAGCAGCTGGTGGTGGGTATCGTAATGTTAAGGAAGTTATCAACAATCCATCATATCAGCTTGAAGGGTATACAACCAATTCTTGTGGTAAAATAACAGAATTACATTTTAGTTTACAAGAAAGTGAATCAAACATGATGAATGAGGCTGAATATCGCGGTAGAAAAGTTTCTCTCGGTAAACCGTTCAGAACACCTGGAGGTCCAAAAAAGTTTTCCGTATATGTTAAAAAACCAAATGGAAATATTGTTAAAGTAAATTTTGGACACAAAGGGGAAGGTGGTAAAAAGACAATGAAAATTAAAAAGAGTAATGCTGCTCGTAGAAAATCATTTCGTGCACGTCACCGTTGTCATTCTCCTGGACCAAGACATAAAGCTAGATATTGGAGCTGCCGTTTTGGATGGCCTTCGAGTGGCAAAGGTGCAATAGATAAAACATAATAATATGAACTATCAAATATTTTATGATAAATTAACAAAAGAAGTTGGAAAACCTCACAATAAATCAGTGAGTCAGGTTGCATCTGCTTATGCGGACGCTTATGATTTGGCTTGTAAAGGAAGTTGTAAAACCATGTTTGGTGCGGTTTTAATGACTGGTGATAAAAATATTTTGAAACAAAAAATTGAAACATCATTAAAAACTTCAGCTAATATAAAAGACGCATATTCTCCAGGTGTAGGATTCAGATTTGATAGTGCATATAAAACAATGGCGGAGGGTTTTAATAAATATTGGGTAAATTCAAAATTTACACCAATGCCTCCTTCACCACCGTGTATCAGTTTTGATCCGCAATCACAAAATCCAGGTGTAAAAGTTAGTCCAAATCCACCACCACAACCAACTGCAGTTGGGGTGGAATATTATTCTCTTGCTTTCGGTAAATATAATTTTTCTGATAATTTAAAAAATGTTTGGCAAATAAAAGATTGGAAAAAATTTGTTGATTCTTTTTATGACACATTATTAGAGTTCCATTTAACGCTAAATGGAACATATAATGGTAGAGCCGTACTTGTACCATCCCCTAGTCCTGTTCCACTTTCTGTTAAATGGTATGGTATAGTTGGTGGAACTAGAAGAAAATCCTTGAGTAATTATGACATAGCTCTATCAAGTCCAGTGCCGCATGGTAGAGGTACTGACATACCTTTAATGCGGGATTGGGAAGCAACATTTAGAGTTGCGGATATATCAGCAGATAGAGAGTATATGATTGCAATTGATCCAAGATCTCCGGATGAACTTTTATTTTTACAAGGTGGATTTGAAGCTTCTGCTGCACCATTGAATCCTTTTAATTGGGATAAAATGAAAAAAGCACAAAATGTTATAGTTTCTCATGTCCATCCTTGGAAAGAACCCAATACACCAATACCATCGCCGTATAAAACCGGTTGGCAGATAATTCCAGATAAAGCTGGATTTTCTCCACAAGATATATGGTTTACTATTCATAATAATCTTGCAGAAATGAGGGTGTCTAATAAATTTTATACATATGTATTACAAAGGCCTGCCGGTGGTTGGTCTACGTATAGAGTTGGTGTAGCGGGTAAAAGAAAACCGGATGGAACCTTTAATAAAGAAGATACTGGAATAAATCCAGCAATAAGAGTTGCAATCGAACTTGAATTTGATCAAATCCGGAATTTAAAAGAAAAACAACTTGATGCTATTTATGATGATCCCGTAAAATATGATAACTGGGGTGAATCTATACATTATGCAAATAGAGTGCTTTCAAAAAAATATGGATATAAATATGAACGCATTCGAGTAGAAGAATTAAGACTGCGGGGTAAATATAAGAAAGAATATGATGTTGCTATGCAAGCAGAATTTACAAACAAGATTCCAGCAGACTTTGATGTTAGATCGATACGAACATGGTTGAATAAACTTTTGAATAAAAACTTTTAAAAGTATTAACATGAGAAAAATATGGCCGATGTTAGTGGTGAAATACCAAAAGAAGAATTTATAGACATTTTATCAACACCGTATAAAGAAAATAAAGAACAAGTTTCAGATAATAATAATCAGAATATTGTAAATGATGATGACATAAAAGTATACCCAGTAGGTGGATATGGTAAAGATATTAAAGTAATAAATGATTTTGAAATTAAACAAAGATTCAAATTAACAGAGACTGCATTGTATACCAATCTAAGAGTTTCTTGGAAGATAGAAAAAGTAGGTGATCAATCAAATACACCTGGATTAACTCAAAAAGAAGCGAAAATATATTTAGGATTGGAAGATAGAATATCAACACATAACCACCCTAAACAAAATAATGCAGATGGTGGATCTTTTTCTCCTGATGATATAACGAGTTTTATATTACAAGAAGATTTGGAACTTAGAGTGGTTGATTATTATTATGCATATGTAATGCAAAGACCAGTTGTTGGATGGGATGTTTGGAAAAATCAATATCCAGAAACTATTGAATATAAGTTAGTAAATGGAACACCAGACTTTACTGGTAACCCATTGTATCAATTTTTTGACCAAGTTTTTATTGCAAATAGAAATAAACTAAAACTTGCTGCTGAAAAAGGAATTGGTAAAAACGATCCTAGATCTTGGTTTGAAGATTCATTGCATGTTGCAAATCTTTTAGTTTCACGAAAATATAGAATACCATATGCAAGATATATTGATAATAGATAATTTATTAAATGGTTTGAGATAAAATGGCAGAAACAATCAATATTGATGATTCGTATTTAAAAAATGCAGCAAAAAAATTAATTTCAGACGAAGTAATCGATGAAACATATATCAATGATCAATCAAATATAAATGAAAAGCGTTTGCTTCGAGAGGCAATAAGTGTATATCCAGTTGGTGGATATGGATCAAAAATGGATATAATTAAAAAATTTGAAAAAAAATATAGAAAAAATCCTATTGAACATTTACTTATTACTAACAAAATGGAAGATGAATTTAAAATAATAAAGGGTGATAATGAACGGGTTGTAATCAGCTCTGATACTAGATCTTTTATTTTAAGTCTAAAAGATGGAATAACGGTACACAATCATCCACCGAATTATGAAGATGAAATAAATTTTACAGGTCGTCAAACTGAAATTTATGGATCATTTTCTCTGGATGACATACTTACTTTTATAGATGATCGAATTGTGGAAGATAGAGTAGTTGATGCAAAATACACATATGTTATGCAAGAACCAAAAATTGGTTGGGATAATTGGTTGGGCATATATTCAAATTACAAAACCGATATTTCAGACTATCGTGAACAAAAAAAAGAAGAAATACAAGAAAAAATTGAATCAATATTCAATACATATAAAATAAATGAAGATGAATATAAACAATCAGACTGGATACATGGCGAATCAACACACGGAGCAAATTTAGAAGTATCGAAAAAATTTAAGATACCATATGCTAGATACGTATTTACTTGACATACTAATTCCACATATTGATTAAAAATAATTAAACCTATATTTATGTGTATGAATAAATGCACAGAAAATATTGTTAGAGAAATAATCAGAGAATACTTTCGTTCGGTTCTGATTGAAGGAAAAAAACCCAGTGGTGGATTAACCGGATGGTTTAGAGAAAAATGGGTTGATATTTCTCGTAAGAAAAAAAGTGGTGGCCACCCTCCATGTGGCGCTTCTGCTGGTAGTAAATCCAGAAAAGGTGGTAAGAGGGCATATCCAAAATGTGTTCCTGCATCAAAAGCCGCTTCAATGTCATCAAAACAAAAAAGAAGTGCAGTAACACGAAAGAGAAAGAAGGGTGCAACTGGTCGTGGTAAGGCAAAAATGGTTTCAACTTATACAAAGGATTGATAATGGAAATTGATAAAAAAATACAAATGGTAGTTAAATCATTTGCTGTATTTGGTGCAATCGGTGTTATATTATTCATATTCATAGCTACAAAAATCGAAGGTGATAATGTAAGACAGTATACGAAAACCAAAGACAGTTTGGAAGCATTGATAAACAAATATCAATATGATTACATCGAATTGAAAAAAAAAGCCGATAAAATGGATTCCATATTGAATGTAAAAAAAGATAAATTGGAAGAAGTAAAAGGATCTTTCAACAAAAGAAGAAAACCCACCATAAAAAATTCAAATGAAGCAATCAAGTATATCAATAAATTTTTAAGTGAGTAAATTATGAAATATGTTTTGGCGTTAATCTTTTCAACATCGGCTTTATTTGCTACTGAAAAAGATTCGGTTTATTGTTTTAATAAAAAAGAAATAACATTACTTGCAAATAAAATACAGTTACTTCGTGATTCAATAGATTATCTTCAAACGGTAGTTGATGTTCAAGATACTGTTATAGACCTATATCAATCTAGATCTGATATGTTTCTGAAACAATTAAACAATCGAGATAATGTTATTGATGCTTGTAAAAAAAGAAGTGAAGAACTTGAAAAAATAAATGAAGAACTACAACCTCGTTGGTATGATAATAAATTTTTATGGTTCCTAACTGGAGCTGCTTCTGTTGTTGGAATAATTTTAGTAGTTCAATGAGCCAATCGAATAAAAATCTTAAAGACATAATAAAAGAGGAATTTTCTAAGTGTGCATCTAATCCAGTATACTTTATGAAAAGGTATGCAAAAATTCAACACCCAACTCGTGGCAAAATCCTTTTTGAATTATACCCATTTCAAGAAGATGTTGTAAAGGAATTTAACAATAACCGATGGAATATAGTTCTTAAATCTCGTCAGTTGGGTATATCCACACTTATTGCTGGTTATTCTCTTTGGTTGATGTTATTTAATCAAGATAAAAACATTCTTGTTATTGCAACGAAACAGGAGACTGCGAAGAACTTGGTTACAAAAGTTCGTGTTATGTATGACAATCTTCCAAGTTGGTTAAAGACCGGAGTTCAAGAAGATAATAAATTGTCACTTCGTTTTAGGAATGGTTCACAAATTAAAGCGGTTTCTGCTGCAGCTGACTCTGCTCGTTCTGAGGCACTTTCACTTCTGATTATAGATGAGGCCGCATTTATTGATGACATTGATAAGATATGGGCATCTGCACAACAAACTCTTGCAACTGGTGGAACCGCGATTATCAATTCTACACCAAACGGTGTTGGTAACTTTTACCATAAACAATGGGTAAAGGCAAAACTAA